TCATAGCAGAGCCGATCTCTGTGCCAAGACAGAGAGTTTGACAGTGTGTTGCGTTCCGGTAAGATTGCCGCCCGCACTGAGGCGGAGCTTCGAGACAGCGGTCTCGAACCCTCCGTAGAAAGAATCTGGAAGCGTGGCCGAGTGGTTTAAGGCAACGGTCTTGAAAACCGTCGATGGGCAACTATCCGTGAGTTCGAATCTCACCGCTTCCGCCATCTAAAGCCCTGTCCTGTAAGGGTTTTCTCAAAATAGAAGCCCGCAAGGGAGCGTTTTGGGAACACTTTGGGAATAGAGGTAAGCAGGGAGGGCAGTCGAATGGCCCTCCCGGTGGGGTGTTACAGCAGGTTCAAGGCCCTGTTGAGCATGCCCACGAAGTCGGGGCCGTCTTTGCTGATCCACTTGGCGTAGTGCTTGAAGATCATCGCCGTGGACGTGTGCCCCATCTGGTCAGCAATCCACTCTGGTGTTGCAATCCCGCTGCTCAGCATCTGGCTGGCAAACGTGTGCCGGCATTGGTTCGGGCCGCGTGGCTTGATGCCTGCGCGCTTCAAGTGCGCCTTCCACCACACATTCCGCAGGTTGTCGGACGTCGAATAGGCCTGATTGGTCGCCGAGTTGTGGAAGACGAAGCGCACGGCCTGCTTGCGCCGCGTGCGGTTGTCCCGGTCCACCACCTCGATTTCCACCGGCTTCATGCTCTTTGTGTGCGCCACCTGGCGTTCCAGGGCGCGCAGCGCCGGCGCCAGTAGCTGAACCTTGCGCGTCGAGCGGCGTGTCTTCGTCACCTTGTACTGACTGCGCACGCGGGCGCGACGGAAAGTCACCGTGCCGGCTTCGAGGTCGACGTCCTCCCATGTCAGCGCCATTGCCTCGCTTACGCGCGGGCCGCACCAGAGCATGAACTCGATCATGTTCAGTTCCTGCACACGGTCGCTCTCAGTGCTGAGCAGTGTGTCGATTTCCTCGCGTGTAAACGGGTCCGGGTCTTCGGTATCGGGCAGAGTGATTGCAATCCCGTCCGTGGGATCGTGGGCGCTCTTGTTGCGGGTGCGGTACAGGCGAAACACCTGACGCATGTTGCTGACGATTTCACGCACTGTCTTGTTATGCAGCTTGGCCATCAGCTCCTTCTGTACCCATGCTTGCATGTCCAGGTGGTCGATCTGGTCGGCCTGTTCATCGCCCCAGCGCGGGCGGATATGGTTCTCCACGCGGCTCAGGTAGCCACGGAAGCCGCTGGCGGCGAGCTGGTTGCGCTTGATCTCAAGCCATAGGTCCAGGTAGTGCCCGAAGGTGTTGGTTTTCACCTTGGGCGAGTCAGGGAAGTGGCGGGCATAGCTGAATGTGCCCGCCTTGATTTCGTACTCGATCATGCCGACCAGGCGTTCGGCCTGGGCGATGTTGTCGGGCGTTGCGTCACCGTTGAACGGCTCGCGGCACAGTTCGCCCTGATACCGAAAATACACACGCACGCGGTTGCCGCGCACCTCTACACCCTTTGCCATCTGCGCCCCCCGGCACACGAAAAGCCCAGTGTATGGGCCGATAAGAAGCTCGGCCCGAGGTCGGGCCGAGAAGATGCAGCGGTTGTTTCTTGTTATGCCGGCGGCGAATGCCTCAGATCAGCAGATCCAGCGACGAGCGTGGGCAGGCCGACCAGGGAATTACCACGGCCTCTTCCAGCGGGCGGCAATGCCAGGCCTGATGGAAGACCTGGCCGTCGATCACCTCGACGCCCGCCAGCACCATGCCAAGGGTGGCCATGCCCTCCAGATGGACGTTGTAGAGCCTGGGGATAGGGTCTTGCATGTTGTTTCCACCCGCGCAGGCGGTCAGACATGGCCCGCCGGATGGTCCCTCCGGGTTGATGTAAACCTGCACGTCCAAACGCAAGCGTTGGCTGGCTTGTACATCGCGCGCAGGGCGTCGTTTGCCGAACTGATACAGCGGGGTGATTTCGTAGTACATAAGTCATGGATACTGTTCGGATATACAGTATTGTTGCCCTGGAACATGTTTGCGTCGAGTGGTGTTCGTCGCATGCAGGTTACGCAAGCTGTTCAGGTGCCTGCTGCCCCTGAGTGCATGAAGGTGACGCGCTCGTACAGGTCGGTAGAGTCGCGTGCTTGCTCCACCAGGTGCGCTGGATCGAGGCCGAGCTTTGCCGCCATGGCCTCGGCAGCGTGCCGGGCACTGATGGTGTTGCTGGCGGTGCGCTTCTCGCCTTTGACGGTGGCCACGTAGGTGCCGGTGGCGTAGCGGCAGCGGATTTCAACGGGCATAACGGCGGCGCTCCTGCTTGGCGAGGCGTTTGGCGGCGAGTTCGGCCATGAGGGCGGACCACTCGGTCTGCTTGGTTTGCTGGCGAATGCGGCTGCACTTGGCGTGCTTGCGCGTAGAGCGTGCGCCGCCGCAGATGTCGCAAATGCTGGGCAGGTCCAGGCTGTGGCTGCCCATGGTTGGGCGTGTGCGTTGTTGCTGTGTGGTAGCCTTGTCGGTGCTGACTTCTTTGGGTTCTGCTTGCATGGTGGTTCTCCTTTCGGGGTTGGTCCGGCCCTGGTGAGTTGCCGCTCACCGGGGCCTTTCTTTATGCCGCCACGTAGCCGGCGGCTGTCTTGCTCAGCAGGCCGGCTTCTGCGGCCTGCTGCATCAGTCGGGTGGTTCTCTCGCTGCCCATCCTCAATTCCTTCGCCACCTGCCGCACGGCCAGCTTGGCGCCGTGATCGGTGCGGGCGATCAGCTCCAGCAGCTCGGGCGGCAGGTCGCTGCCTGCGTCCGCTGCCGGCGCTGTTTCTGTGCGTTCCTGCGGCTGTTCCTCGGTGCGTTTCTGGCGTGCCGGCACGGTTGCCGCTGCCGTTTCGGTAACGGGGCGCAGCGCGCTGAGGATCAGGGCCGGGACGATTTCCAGCGCCAGGGCGAAGCCGAGGCACAGCAGGCTGGCCAGCTCCAGCGGCAGGCCAGCGGCCTTGGCTGGTTGGCTGCGCAGTGTGGTGAGTTCCCGCGATGCGCTGTCGCGGCGCTGCTGGGCGGCATTGCGCAGGGCGTCGATACGGGCGAGGGCGGCGGCCTCCAGTTCCAGGGCGCGGGTGACCATGCCGCGTTCGCGCAGGGCGTTGGCCTGGTGATGGATGGCGACCGCTTCGTCGTCGAGCTGCTCGATTCGGGTGGCGTCGGCCTGGCGCAGCTCCAGCAGGTCGGCTTGGCGTTGTTCGTGCAGCGCCTGGTGCTCGGCCTGGCTGGTGATGATCGACGTCATCAGCCGGTCATAGGTGGCCCAGCCGGAAACGGCGCCCAGGGCCAGGGCGCTGACCATCATCAGCAGGGCGGCCAGGGTGCGGCGGGCTGCCAGCAGCATCAGAGCCAGTGGCCAGGCGGCGTACTTGAACAGATCCAGCACCACAGCAGCGGCGGCGAACAGGCCGGCGAGCAGGGGGGCTTCTATCAGTGCGGATATGGCCATTGCCACCGACGTGGCCGTGACGCCCGCCAGGGCGGCGACCATGGCCAGTAGCGGCCAGCGGTGGTGGGGTTGTAGGTGCATGGTGGTTCTCCTTCGGACAGCCCTGCCGAGTTGCCGCTCAGCGGGGCTGGCTTGGGTCAGTGAGTGATGGCCAACAGTGCTTCCGGCGCAACGCTACAGAGGGTGAACAGGGCTACTACGGCCACGGCACTGCCAAGCAGCGTGAGGGCTTTGTCGATGGCGCTTTCGTTGTCATGCATGGTGCTTCTCCTTCGGGGTTGAGCCGGCGTTGCCGCGCCGGGTTGGGGTTACGCTTTGAACATCCAGCACTTCACCGTGGGGCAGCGTGGTGCCAGGGGATTGCGGGCGTTGTAGGCCGTGCGCACGGCGCTATCCACGGCCCGGTTGATGTCGATGCAGGGGCGCGAGCGGCTGTTCTTCAGCAGGCCGCGCAGGGTCGCCACGTCCGCCAGCTTCTGCTTGTGCTCGGCAGCGCGTTCGGCGAACTCGTTGAGGTTGATGGCGATGACGTCCGGCTTCTTGCTGTGGTTGACCACCGCACTGTCACCAAGGGATTCCAGGTAGTCGTACACATCCCAAAAGGTGCGCACTTCCTCGGGGTCCGAATTCACCGCGCCCTGGCGTTCCACTGCCATGGCGATCAGCTCTTGCTGCGTGGCGCGGTGCTGCTCGTCAGTGATGGGCAGAATCAGGCGCAGGGCATCGAGCAGGGCGAGCAGCTGCGCGTGGTTCTTGATGATTCGCTCGATGCGGATGTCGCGGATCGCGCGCAGGGTGATTTCATGCTCCTTCACCTGCTTGCGGAACACCTCCAGCACCTGCTGTTCGGCCTTGGTGGCCAGTAGCAGGAAGTGGCTAACGTCCGCCGCCTGCAGGTGGTTCAGGTTGTCTGCCGCTGCACGGCTGGCGCTGGTGACGTTCGGACGCACGAAGTGCAGCTTGATGATTCGCGTAAGGATCGCCTCGGACGCCGCCACGGTGGCGTTCTGGCTGAACACCAGGGCGGCGCGAAAGGGGGGCGCGTTGGTATCTGTGCTGGCGTTCTTCACGCCCGTCAGGCCCAGGCCGCGACCGTTGTACAGCGGCTTGAACTGGTCGAAGTCGAACACCTTCACCGGTCCGCCTTCCTCGCCGCTGCGGTCGGCTTCCAGCACCACCACCGGCATGCCGGCGGTCTGGCTCAGCCAGCGACGCAGGCCGGCCTTGGTCATCTTGAGCGGGTCGTCGCCTTCCTCGTCCTGGCGGCCGAGCAGCTTCCACAGAAACATCAGCAAGGTGGACTTGCCCGCGCCGGCCTCGCCGGTCACCTCCAGGAAGGGGAAGCTCTGAAACTCCGCGCGGATCTGCTCGGCGAACAGCGAGCCAAACCAATACACCAGGGCAATGAGCCCCTGCGCGCCGAAGCACTGCCACAGCCAATCGAGCCAGTCCGTGCGGTAGTCATGCCCCTCGGCGTTGATCTCCATGCGGATGGACTTCTGCAGCGTCTTCAAACGCAGCTTCTTGAACTCGAAGTAGTCCTCTGCGTTGACCTTCTCCACCACACCGCCGCGCACGGCCAGGTCACCGAACACCCAGCAGCCGTGCTCTTTGCTATAGCCGACGTAATCCAGCGTCTGCACGGTTTTCAGGCCGAACAGCTGCTCGCGCATGATCTTGTCCAGCTGCGCGCCGCTGCCGGTGAACACCGCGCCGGCGGCCATACCCAACAAGCGCTTCTTGAACTCGCTGGCTGCCGCCACCTGGGCGCCGGTGAAGGTGTTGCGCACGGTGGGTTCATCGTGCGGGAAGTCCACACGGAAGTAGTACCAGCTTTCGTCCGTCAGCTCGTTGCGCTGGAAGTACAGCGCGCGCGGGTAGCAGTTGGCGATTTCCGACACGGCGCCGCACTGGCGTAGGGCCTTGTCACGGCGCTGTTTGTCGGTGAGCTGGCGGTCTTCGATACGCTCGGATTCCTCCAGCTGCTGCATCGCCTTGTTGAACTTCTCCAGGTCCATCTTGAACCAGTACAAGCGGTTCTCGAAGGCGAAGTGGAATTCGTGGCGCTCGCGCCATTCGTACATCAGCGCGCCTTTCTCGGCGGCGCTTTCGGCCAGCAGCAGGGCGCCGTGATAGCGGGCGGCTTTGATATCGCGCTCACGCTGCTCGATGCGCTGCTCGGCGTTGTCGATGAACTGCCAGCGCTGGTGCAGGTCGTTCCAGTCCACCTTGCGGTCACGCTGAGGAATCTGCGCAGCACGGCACTCATAGCCCAGGGCGGTGGCCATGGCTACGTGCTTGCGGGTGTAACGGTGCGCGCCTGGCTCGTTGTCCAGCGCCCATACCAGGCGCGGCAGCTTGCCGCCACGCTGGCGGGCCAGCTCCTTGAGTGATTCCGCCGGGAAGGCGCCGGAGCTCATGGCCGATACCGCCACAATGTCATGGTGGAGCAGGGCGATGGCGTCGAAGACGCCCTCGACGATCCACAGCTCCTTCACCGCCAGCAGGTCCACACCCGGCGGGCACCACCAGTAGCCCTTGGGGGACTTGCCGGTGGCGAAGCGAGCCTTCTTCTTGCCGAAGCGGTGCGGGCGATCAATCAGGCGCTCCCAATAGCCGCCGTGCTCCAGGACGAAGCGCACCGTGGCCGAGCCGATGCCCAGGTCGCGGTCCCAGTAGTTCTCCTGGGTGTAGCTGCCCTTGATCAAACCAAGGTCGAAGCCGCGGGCAAAGCTCAGGTAATCGTCCGCTGTGCGGTTGGGCTCGGCATCGGTGGCGGGCGAGCGCTTGCTCCAGTCGTCGAACAGATCCTCGAACAGCTCTTTCACGTGCCACTGCTCGCCGCACTTGCTCTCGCGGCCGCACTTGATGAACCACGGCTCGTCGCTGCGCGAGTACAGCTCCTTCTTGCCGCAGGCCGGGCACGTGCCCTTGCGCAGGTAGTGCGTGCCCTTCATCTGCTGCAGGCCGTAATTGCGCTCCAGGCGGCTCAGCACCTCCAGGCGTACGGCTTTGTCCATGGATTTCACGCCTGCGCCTCCTGCAGCTGCTTGCGCAGTGCGCGGATAGAGCGGTGCAAGCCGGCAATGTGCGGGTAGTCCTTCAGCACACGTGGGCCACGCATGCCCTCGGGCACGGTGCGGTAACGATCGGAGTGCCAGACCTCGGCCATGAGAACCTCGTATTGATTGAGCTGGTAACGAAGGAAGGCCCGCGCCTGCGTAGTGCTGAGCGTCATTGCGATGGTCACATCGGCCATACAGGGCCTCCTTTGGGGTGCAACTTCCCCTTACCCACGCGAGGCGGGCAGGGCGGTAGGTGGTGCGTTTAACGGTTATGAAGCGGGCGGAGGTAGCTCGCTGATTGCCAGGGCCACCAGGCGCGGGGCCAGAAACAGCGGTACGTCGTACTGGTGCACCAGGTGGCGAGTGGCGCGCACGGCCAGTTGCTCCGAGTCGCTGAGGTGCTCGTCACGATGGGTCAGCACATAGGCCCTGGCCAGGCTCTGCATCTGGCTGCGGTAGTCATGCGGCAGCGACTGGGGAGCATTCATGCGCTGGCCTCCTGGGCGTCGAGCATGTCCAGCTGGTTGGACTCGGGGCGGCTATCGCGCTGCGCCTGCTGACGCCGTGCGGAGGGTGCCAGGGGCAGCACGACGCGGGGCGCGTCGAGGCCGGACGGGCTGAGGGCATAGTCCCAGCTCAGCGAGCCGGTATAGGCCGCACTGCAAGCCACGTTGGTGCATTGGGCATACATGGTCTTGAACGTCGCTGTTTGATCCTTGCTGCCGCGTATACGCATTGGGCTGCGGCAGGCAGGGCAAAGGGCGCGGTAGCCGCCACCGGTTGGGGTTGTCATGGCTGGGGCTTCCTGTGCAGGGCGAGGATGGCGCCAACTTCGGCATGGCGTGCGGCGATGTGCTGGCGATGGGCGGCGATGATGCTGGCCAGTTCGGCCTCGCTGATTTCGCCGTCTTCCAGCGCCTTGAGAATCTCGGCATCGACCGTGCCGCGCTTGATGGTGGTGCCCATGGCGCGGGCCAGCAGGTCGATGTTGTCCGTGTCGGCCAGCTCCGGCATGGCAACAAACACCCCGTTGTAGAGGCCGCTGATGTAGTCCGGCAGGTAGCTGGTGCCGGCGACCTTCTCCAGTTGCAGCACCTGTTCGTCCGTCAGCGGGCGGTGGCCGGGGTTCTCGTACAGTTTGTTGTCGAACTGCTTGAGGTCCAGCCCCAGGCACGTGGCGGCGCATTCGCGGCCACCTGGGAAGGCAGCAACCACGGCCAGTACGGCGCGGCGGCGGCTATCAAGAATCGGGCGCTTCATCTTCTCGTTTCCCCCATTGGCCGGGCGCACTACTGTGCGACCGTGCCTTCCTTGATGCCGAGCAGGACGGCGGCTTTGTGGGCTTTGCCGCGCAGGCATTTCTTCTGCCCGTTGAGCACGGCGTAAACGGTAGATTCGTCGAGCTGGTTTCTCTCGGCCCATTCCCGGATGGAAATACCGATAGCTGCAAGGCGTGCGCGGGCTGCCTGGCGTGCTTGCTCTGTGGGGTAGGCGTTCGGCATAGTGCTGTTTCGTGTGATTTCGTGTGATTAAGGCGGAGTATTTCCCATAAATGTGGGAATGTCAAATGCCGTTGGAGACATTTGTGGGAATAGGCGAGCGCCTGAAGGAAGAACGCGAGCGTATCGGGCTGAACCAAACGGAGTTCGCGGCCAAGGCCGGCGCTTCGAAAAACAGCCAGTACAACTACGAGAAGGGCGAGCGCAGCCCTGACGCTGCCTATCTGGCTGCCGCTGATGAGATGGGCGTTGACGTGCTCTATGTCGTGACTGGCCGGCGCACTCCCGAGGCCTCCAGCAGCTTCAATGGCGACGAGATAGACCTCGTCGAGCATTACCGCCAGTTACCCGAGGGAGATAAAAAACATATGCGCAGAATGTTGAGTGCTTTGGCTGTATTTATACAGTGAGCTTGATAGTTTTGAGGTTTTCAATATTATCATTATTGTCTTTAGTCGCATTTTGTGGTTGAAAAAGGGAATAGTTAATGATCTTCACCTTTTCAATTAGCGGTTTTAAGTCGCTCATTGATTTTGAAATGCGGCTGTCTTCATTTAATTGTTTGGTTGGTTTGAACGGTTCTGGGAAAAGTACCATCCTCCAAGCGTTTGATTTTTTATCCGCTATACACCAAGGGCGTGTAAGTGGGTGGCTTGAATCTCGTAAATGGCAAATGTCTGACTTGTCATTTCCTGGCTCTAGAAAGCAGTTGATTGGGGTTCAAATAGGATTTAAGAATGGTGATAATCACTATATTTGGACTGCAAATTTCAATAAAGCACGTCATGCATGCACTTATGAGTCAATCTCCTGCATCCGCTCCGCGAATGGTACGCTTAGTGATGAAGCTCTGCTGCTTTTCTCGGAAGGGAAGTATCGGTTAGGTGGTCAGGAATTTAAGTCGGCAGATTTTTTATTTGAAGGCTCTATACTTTCTGCTCTTAAGTCGGAAGCTCTTGGTGAAGAGTTGTCTTTTGTCAGTGACTATCTGAAAAGCATCAGGTCGATGGACTTGCTTTCTCCTCACCTTATCCGACAGAAGTCCCGAGCCTCCAATGTTTCTGATATTGGATTTGGTGGTGAGAAGCTTTCGGTTTTCCTTCATGGCCTTTCCGGTGATGAGAAGAATAGTCTTATTCAGCATTTAAGGAAGTTTAATCCGCGAATTGTTAATATTATTACTACAAAAATTCGAGGTGGAATGATCAAAATTGAAGTCGTGGAGTATTTAGGTGCTGTAGGGATTTCTTCTACTGAGGTTCGCCATGTTAATGATGGCTTGTTGAGGCTTCTTGCTATTGTTGCCCAGCAGTACAGTGAAAATACCTTTGTTTTGTATGATGAAATAGAGAATGGAGTTAATCCTGAGGTTACTCAAGCGTTAGTTTCTGCGTTAATGGAGTCTTCCAAGCAAACACTTGTCACAACTCACTCCCCTGTTGTGCTTAATTTTCTCTCGGATGCTGACGCAAAAGAGTTTGTTACACTTATCTATAAGCGCGATGATGGTGTTACTCGAGCAATCAAGCTATTCGATATTCCTATGATAAAAGATAAGCTTGATTTTCTCGCGCCAGGAGAGGCTGTTATTGATCTGCCTCACGCTGCATTAGCAGAAGAGGCCGAGGCAATACTCTTGGAGCGAGAAAGTAAGAAAAAATGATCGAGTCTATAATCGTTACCGGGGAAGGGGTAACTGATCTAGGCGTTGCCGCTAACGGGCATGGTGTAGCCGAGAATGGCGACATTCTCGTCGGTCCGATGCTAAAAATTATCTATCGCCTTGTTTACGAATTTGCCCCGGATTGGTTTCGCGAGCAATGTGATTGGGATTCTCCCAACCCCATTCATACCTACCTGGTCAGTCGTTCTGAGCGCGCACGCGTCAGCAAGACTCTAAAACCGAATCTGTTTGAAACGCACATACATGGCAAGGGTGGTATCGAGCACTCCAAAGGTGCCTGGGCCTTGGCGACGATTGGCGCTGAGCGAGGTGCAACGCTCGCTGTGTATTTTCATGATACTGACGGAACTCTTTCTGTCCTTAGGCGCACGCCTGACCTCCAAGAGATCATCGAAAACGCTGCGAAGCGCGGATTCACAGTGGCTGCGCGTGTGCCCGGTGTTGCTATGGTGCCAAAGCCAACTTCTGAAGCGTGGATGATATGTCATGCCAAGGAAGATGCTTATGGCTCTTGCGAGCTGCTTGAGACGCGATTGGCCGGGAATCAGGACTCAAAGGCTCGTTCGCCGAAGGTCATTCTCGAGGAATTACGCGGCGATACGCACCGAGAGGCCTTGAACGAGATCGTTGATGAGATGGACTTGAACAGGTTGGATATGCCTAGTTTCAACTCATTCAAAGAGAGCTTGAGGGTTGCTGTAGAGCAGCTACTTGGCCCGCGCCAGTAAACCAGTACGTTATTTGAAGGGAACTTAAATGCGAGCAATCAGACCAGCTGACTCTAAGTCAGAGCACGTTCAAGCCTTCTGTAAAACAATTGCTGTAGCCGACTCTCCCGTCCTTGTTCCATATGAGCCTTTGCTCGGTCAGCCAACACTGGAATGTTTCAGCATCGTGCCAGAGCACGTGGTCGGACATGGTGGCAAACAGTTGACGGGCTGGGCCATTTGGGAAAGGCCAGATGTCTTTATCGAGGCAGAGTTCCACGCTGTTTGGCAAGATGACGACGGGCTTCTCCACGACCTCACCCCTCGCGATTTTACCGTCGAGCACATTCTCTTCTTGCCCGACCCGAGCCGTGAATATACCGGCAGACAAGTCGACAATATCCGTAAAGCGCTGGTGGATGATTTCTACGTAGCTCGTTTTCTCAAGCTCTTCAGCCGGCGCTTCGAGATTCTGAACAAGGGTGACTTGGCCAACCAGCACGGCTTGATCAGCCTCTCGCCCAGTGCCGACCGTGAGCTTCGGGAGTTGGAAAAGGAGATGGAGCAACTGCAGACGAGGATTGCGCGGCGCTATCCATGACCAGCCTACGGCTCTGTGTTTGAAAATCGTGGTGGGGAGACTTTGCATGTGGGATACCTCCGGGGTACCCCGCCATTGTTCCTCCTCAAGCCCCACTTAGTAGGTAATTGGTGCTGTAGCGCAGGGCGTTACAACATTCTCCAATAATCGACTACGCTAAAGATTGCCAGGACGGCATCACCCCCGAAAAGGAGTTTGAACATGACCATTCTTCGCTACCTCTGCGTTGCCCTAGCTTCTGCCTTGGTGGCCACTTATGTGGCCATCTGGATCGCCGGCCCGGCTCCGCTGGAGCGCACCGCCACGATTCCCCCGCTGCGTATCGACCAGAGCAACGGCCTAGCCCTTTCTGGCGGCTGGCGCATCGTCGCAGGCTACGACCACGGCACCACCAATGCGGTGGAGATCATCTGCAACCGTGAACGGCAGACCTGCTTTGAGGCATACGCCACGCTGCTGCACCACGACAGCGGCGAGGATCTGGAAGCGCAGGCCTTCGACTATGAGGTGACCACCTGGGATGACCAGCGCCTGGTGGCTATCAATACGGATGGCATGGGGGAATGTCTGCAGCGCTTTCTGTATGTGGATCTAGTAGGCGAGAGTGCCACGCTGGAATGGCACCCTAGTGATGATGGCTGCGAGGGCGATATCGGTAAGGCTGTGCTGATAGGCGATCCGCATTAGGCTGTGCCCTTGGGATTCTGAAAGCCGCCGTTATGGTCAAGGTTCAACTGCCATTAACGGAGTATGCAGATGAACACCGATGTAAAAACGGCTGTAGGGGAGCAACTGGCGGAGCGAGTTGCACAGCCGGAGAGGGAGTACCTGACGCCAGAGGAACGGTTGTTGGTGCGGTTTTACCGCCGGCTTGACCAGGGCGAACAGGCGTTTATGCGCCGCGCGATCGAGGCACTGGCGACGCGAGATTCGCCCAAGTGAATGATCAGGCCCCGCTATTGCGGGGCTTGCTTTTGCGTAGCTGTCAACGTGCCGGTGGCTGCATGCATTCGCGGATAGCCAGTAAGTATTTCGTGAACTTGGTCACGCCCTTGGTTACTAAGTGACACGTTGTGCGAGCAGATTCCTGTAGGGGCAATAACTCTTATGTAGCTTTGTACTGCTGTAATAAGCAGCGGGTATGGAAATTGATTAGGGATATCTCATGTCATTTGAAAGGGCTGAAGCAAAAATAACCGTCGCAAAACTCTTGGAGCTGGCTTACTCAAAAGATAAGGACGTTACGGTAAAGATATTGGCGAAAGCAGGTCATGCGAAGCTGGCGGTGGATCAAGACGGTAATGCAACGTTATCTGGGTCTGCGGGTTATCTTACGTTTAGCGGGGCTCCAGCGCTGAAAACCATTGGCGCTAAAGTAAAAAATATTAGCGTTAGCTTTGAGAATAGAGATGGAATGCAGGTTGGCTATACTGCAAGTTTTGGCTTGGAGTATCTTTCTTTAAGTGTGAGCGGGATGTTTGACTTGAAGCAGCTGATAACATCGTGCTCGGGTTTGCTGTGTCGTGCTGCTAGAGCCTTTGATGGGCGTCACGATGCCTATGAAGCTGAACTGCAGAGCATAATGGGGCGATGATATGAAGAAGGTATTTGCCGGCATTCTGTGTGCGGCGTCTATCGCCGGCTGCGTAACTGAACAGCACTCAAGCACCCCAATCTACAAAGCATTTTCAACCTATAATGAAGTCGCTAGCAACAACAATGTCCTTGATGTGGCGCATCAGTTTTTCAGCCCGTCCCTGCTGGGAGAGAATTATAAAACCAACCCGGACGCTAGGCAGCAGTTACTATTTAAAGATTACATGCGGCGAGTTGATAGCCATTACGAATTCTCTACGCAGAATGAAGGCTGCCTGAGCATTAATGGGTACGACAAAGAGAGTGCTCCGGTGGTCTTTAAGCTCAAGTATGTTGCGAGCGATGACCGCTGGTTGATCGACAAAATCAACGTTGCCTTTGCAGAAAGCACAGCTGATTTTTCAAACACTGCTGAATGCCCCGACTAGAAAAGCCCCGCCGAGCGCGGGGCTTTGTCACTTAAAGGTCGAGCAGCTCGGGGCTGATACCGAAGGCGGTGGCGATCTTCTCGCGGGTGGGCTTGCGAGGCTTCTTCGCCTGCTCCTGCTGCGCGTAGGCCGCCCGGCTGATGCCAATGCGCGCCGCCACCTCGGCTTGCGAAAAGCCCAGATGGCGGCGCCAGGCCCCGACAGCGGTCAAGCCTTCTTTCACCATGTAACCCACTACTTCATTGGGCACTGGAGCGTCCCGCGGCTGTGTGGCCACATAGTCTGCGTAGGGAATGACGACGAAGGCCGGCGCACCGTCCGGCCCGTAGATGATCTGGACGTGATTAGGCGTGCTCATTGTTTTCGCCGATGTTTATGCAGGTAAGGGGTTGCGCTTGAGGTAGGCTTCGATCTTGCGAGCGACTTTGTAGTTAATGAAGCCGCCCGAGAACATAACGGCCGCGACTGTGTATGCAACGAATATAGGTGCTCCCGCGTAGAGGCCTAATGTACCAACCTTTATATATAAGCTTATCCAGAAGAAAGCCCCGAGCGCCAGCATGATTGCACCCGCTATTATGCTAAGGCGGGCACCTAATTGATCCGGTTTGCTGATGGTCAGCCTTGCGGTCTTAGTGTCTTGGTCAGTTGTAAGGAATTTTGCAACAGCTTTTATCTGTTTTTGATTCCATAGGCCGGTTTTGTCCAGTCGGATAAGCCAAGCCATCTCTACTGGATTGGCAGAGATGCCCGAGGCGATGCGGAATTTTTCGCTGTTGAGTTGACGATCTAGATAGGTGGCCAGGACATCTTCGTCTGATGTGTCTTTGCGCAGGTTCTTGATCTTGTCGAGCTTTCGACGCACAAAGCTTTTGTCATGCAGTTCAAGCATGTTGCTCCACATACTTACGGCCTTGCCTATGCCGGCGACTACTATAGAAAGAGTAGTGCCAAACGCAAATTGGCCTTTTAGTAGCTCAATGATTGTGTTTACAAGTTCCATTTGCTGAACCCACTGATGTAAACCTCGGATTCTGCCATCAACCTTGCCTGTATGCAGCCTTGATCTATTCCAATGTCTGGATATTGGTTTCGTCAGCTGCTTTGCTGGTCAGCTCCAGGGATGTGGTGAAGCTGTCCGGCGTGTAGCTGTGACGGATGCGCTCCACCAGCCAGCTGATGGCGGCGATCTCGGGTTTTATGCCGGTGAGGGTGAAGGTCTGGTCGGGCAGCAGCTCGGGCCTGCCGTGGGCGAGGGTGTAGCTGAGCGTGGCGTTGCCGCGCTGGATGCGCCGCCATTCGGCCTGTGCGGCGCGCAGGGCGCTGGAGCGGTCGGCGTAGACGTGGCGCAGTTCCTTGAGGTTGTCGCCGGCGCCGGCGATGGCCTCGCGCTTTTGCCCGCCTGCCACGGTGTAGTAGTAGGCCTTGGCGCCGGTGTAGCTGTCGCGGTCGGCCTGCAGGTAGCGGTGGCTGTCGCCATCTGCCCGGGTGAGATGAACATGGGGCAGGGCCAGGCCGCTGGCGGTGATCGAGCCGCCGGCCGGCATGAACAGGATGCGCCCGGCCTTGATGGTGGCGATTGCATCATGCTCGCGGCCCAGGCGGGTCAGCAGGTTGGTGTCTGACTCGTTGGCTTGGTCCAGGTGCGGCAGGGAAACAAGGGCGAGCTGGGGCGCGATCAGCGGTAGCAGGCCGTTGCGGGCGGCGACCTCGGCGACCACCAGGCCGAGTGTGGTGTCGTGCCAGCTCTGCTCACGCTTGCTCTTGAGGTTGCCGCGCAGGTCCGCGCTGCGGGCGCGGATGCTGAGCACGTCGGGCGCGCCGCTGTGCTCGGCTTCGTCCACGGTGAATGCGCCTTTGTCGACCAGCCCGGTATCACTCCAGCCCAGCCACAAGCGAATGCTGGCCCCGGTTGGGGGGATGGCGAGCAGCCCGTCGTGGTCGGTGAGGCGTAGGTCGAGCTGATCGGCCTCCATGCCCTTGTTGTCGGTGAGGTCGAGGCTGATCAGCCGTTGGGTAACCTTGCTGGTGATGTCGACGCCACCGACCACCACCCGGCACATGGGGTGCGGGTAGTTGGCGCGCTCGGATGTCACAGCAGCCCCCAGAGGCCGCTGGCGTTGCTGCCGAGCTGGTCGACGCGGCGTTCATCCACGCGCTTGAGCTTGAGGGAGAACTCATAGCGGCGCGCGGTGCCGTCCTGGAAGAACTCGGCGCGCGTCTCACTGAGCGCGACGATGACCCAGGCGCCCAGCACGTAGCCGTTGCCGTCCACCATGGGCCAGGCGGCGCCGGTGTCGGCCATGTCGCGCAGTTTTTCGAGGCTGCGCACGCTGCCGACCAGGCCGGGGAACAGCACGCCAGGGAGGGTGATTTCATCCTCCCCACGGCCCAGGAACTGCGAGGCGGGCGGCGCGCCGATGCGGCTGGTGCTGGGGTGGCGCCAGTCGGTTTGTCGCTGGAGCTGCTGGTAGGCGAGGCTTTCGAGGCTAAACACGAACATGCCCAGGGACATCATCATGCGGGGTTACTCCTGGTCCTGCAGGCTGCTGCGGCTGCGCACCTGCTGGGCGTGCTGCTGGCGGGCGACCTCGATGGCCACCAGGCGGGCGAGGGCTTGCTCGTCCATGCCGGCGCTGGGGTGAACGTGGATGGTGACCGGCGCCGGCTGGCTGAGCTGCGCGGCGGGGGCCTGACGGGCGCCCAGTGGCGGGCGGTTGTCCATGGCCAGGCTGCTGCCAGCGGTGGCCAGGGTGATGGCGCCGGCGGCGGTGAGCTGACGGGCGGTGCTCGCCAGTTGCTGGAGTGGGCGCGTTTCACTGCGGCGCAGGCCCACGGCCAGCCCCACCATGGTGTCGTCACCCAGGGTGGCGAACACGCGCGACGGGCTGCGAATGCCGAGCTTGTCCTTGAACCAGCCGATGGTGGCGCCGCCGGCGTTCTCGATCGCGCCCTTGACGCGCCCGAGGCCGTTGGTGATGCCGTTCACCAAGCCGTCGATGAGCATGCCGCCGAACTCGCTGAATCTGCCCGGTAGCTCAAGGCCGAAGTAGCTCATGACGGCGGCAAAGGCGCGGTAGAACAGGCCCAACGGGCTGAAGTTGAGCAGGGTGGTAGTGATGCCGGAAACACCGCCATTGGCGCCGGCCTTGAGTTCAGCCCAGATGCCGGAGAAGAACGCGACGACGCGGTCCCAGTTGCGATAGATGAGGTAGGCACCTGCCACCAGTGCGGTGATGACCAGGCCGATAGGGTTGGCCAAGGCCAGCCGGCCGAGCCACAGCAACACAGTACCAACGGTTTTAATGGAGCTGACCAAGCCAAGGCTCTTGATGCTCAGCAGCATCATGCCGTAGCGCACCATGGCGAACGGGCCGATAACTGATGCGAGCATGACGGTGAGGCCTCCACCGATGGCCAGCAGCATGCCCAAGCCCGCGATGGTTTTCAGGATCTGCGCGGTGAGCCGGGGATTCTCCTTCATCCAGGCGCTGATACCGCGAACCACACCGGTGATGCTCTGAATGAAGTCGCGCAGCGGGCCTTCGTTGGCGTCTGCGATGGTGTTGCCGACTTCTTCCCACGCGCTGCTCAGGCCCTTCAGGTCGCCGTCGATGTTGTCGGCCATGACCTTGGCCATACGGGCGTTCTCGCCCTGTACGTTCATCAGCTCCTGCAGCAGCTTGTCCAGGCCGCCCAGGCCCTTCTGGTTGATCAGTTCGGCCATGCCTGAGCCTGGCTCGACACCAAAGATGGCCGTGAGGTGAGCGGCCCGTTCGACGTTGCCCATGTCTTTGGTTTTGCGGGCGATCTCGCCGAGCAAGTCGGGGATGTCGCGCATGTTGCCGTCAGCGTTGGCGATCTCCAGGCCAAGCGCGGCAATGGATTTTTTCGCAGCACCCACCGGGGCCGAGAGCCGGTTGAGCATGGCACGCATGGTTGTGCCGGCCTGGCTGCTCTGGATGCCGATGTTGCCGAGCAGCCCGGACATGGCGGCAGCTTGCTCCAGAGTCAGCCCCAGGCCTTCGGCGGAACCCATGTACTTCATGGTTTCGCCGAGCATCTCCAGGTCTACGTTGGCGCGTGCGGCGGTGCCGGACAGTACGTCGGCCACGCGGGTGATGTTGCCTTGGACCTCGGGGTCGATCTTGAAGGCGCTGCTGATGTTCGAGGCGATATCCGCCGTGCGGGCCAGGTCGGTGTTGTTGGCCAAGGCTAAGTCGAGAATGTCGCCCATCGAGGCGCGGATTGCCTCGGGTGTGAAGCCGGCACGCGCCAGGAAGGTTTGCCCGGCGCCGACCTCGTTGGCGCTGAATGCGGTGGATGCGCCCAGCTCGCGCGCTTGGCCCTTCAGCGCCTTGAAGCGCTCGTCGTCTTTGTTCAGGCGGGTGATGGCCTGCAGCTCGCTCATCTGCGCGCCGTAGGCGACGCCAGGGGCGAGCAAGCGCGCACCGCTGTAGAGAATGCTGCTGCCGGTCGCAAGCCCACCGGCACCACTGGCGGCCATGCTGCCGGCCAGGCCCTGGGTGCGCTGGTACTGTTGCTTCGCTCGGGCCAGGCGTTCCTGTTGGCGGGTCAGCTCGGCCAGCCGATCCTTCTGGGCCTTGATCTTGCGGTTTACGGCGTCGATCTCATCGCCGAGCGTCTTCTCACGGCTCTTGAGTGACGATGTGCTGATGCCCGCTTCCTTGAAACGGGTAATGGATTGGCGCAGCTCCGCTCGCTGCTCCTGGTGCTTTCGCGATAGACGATCCACTTCCCTGCTGGCATTGAGGAAGCTCTTTTGGAACGCCGCAGAGGGCGCCGTCATGCCCTTGAGCTGTTCACGCATACCCCGCATGCGCTGCTGGGCGTTGGCGAGTTGCTCGGACGTCTCGCGAACGGCGGTGTGCTGTTTCTTGTAGCTGCTGATGTCGTTTTGTAGGGCGTTCAGCGACTTGAGCTGGTCGCGGCTGGCCTTGAGCGCCCGCCCGAGCCCGCTACTGCCCTGAGTGATGGCGCGGATGGGTGCCGTGGCTTTGTCGATGGCCTGCAGGACTACCTGCAGTTTGAGGTCACGCGCCAT